GGCAGTCCCATACAAAATCAAATTGTTAATGGAGAGTCTATTAGTGCAGTAACATTTTTCAGAATGACAGAAAAATTAGATGCAGGCAATATATTATGGCAAAAATCATTTTCATTAAAAAATAATCTAAATAATAATTGAAATGATAGACTCGAACCTTTAGATTCATATAAATCTTTTATTCTTTTTACTAATATTTTTTTATTAGCTAATGCTGTTTCAGGTATTAAATCAGTATAGTTTTTGAGAAAATATTTTACAAAAGCATCTGTTGTTGTATCAATATCACCATATTCAGTTAGATTTTGTATAATTTCTTGAGCACCTTGATCTTGTTCAAGAAACTTATAATACAACTCCATAAACTCTATGAATGTTGTAAAGTCTCTCTGTATGTACTCAGGAAACTGACTACTTACTATTGATGATAATTTTTGTTTTAATCTTGTAGTAGACATTAGTCTTCAATTATAGGTGTTACATTAACAGTTAATCCAGCATCTCTTCCAGCTGCTGCATTTATGATAGTTTTGTCTCTAAGCAATATTTGATTTCTATTAGCTTGTATATTTTGACCAACCTCTTGCACAGCTGCTGTTATTCTAAAATCTAATATATTATTCGGCAATGCAGTTGGTGTAAAATTATCTATAACTATTTCTCCAGTTAAATAATTTACATTTCCTGTATTAGTGTTTAAAATAATATTGTTGACAGCATTTCTAACAACAAGTGTTCCAGTACCATCTCTATCAGGAGGTGAAGAATTAGGAACATCAGTAATATTAACTAACGTCGATACATTCTGTACATTTTCAAAAAATCTACTTGATTCTATACTACCAGGTTCTATTCTATTTCCAAATTGGAATGACTCATCTCCAGAAAATGTGTTTATTTGATTTAAGTCTAACGTAGTTCTAGTTTGTATTTTTACTAATAATATAGCTGATACTATTGAAGTGTCCGATTCTAAAATATTTTTTATAAGTTTTGCTTTTACAAAATCTTTATCAAATCTTCTTAAATCAGAATCAAAATATCCATCTATAGTATTTGTGACAATAGTTTGTATTTCATTTGTAGTCTTACTTGTAACTCTATCATTGTAAGTAATATTAACAACTAAATTAACAAAGAAAAATTCAGGATCTATAAACTCTGGTTCTACTGCCATCACCTTTTTATTTCTTAAAACATTTGTAGCTATTCTATCTTTTGTAGTTTGAGAAATTGTGAATCCATCAAAAGGTTTCAAAGAAATAATAACTTTTCCGAACTTTGGAGGTATATTATCTTCACCACCATAAACAATAACTGATTCAGCTTCTGTAAAGTTAGCTTCTATAATTGATTTAAAATCATTAGCAGTAACTGCTCTGTTTCTAGCTGAGTTTACTCTTGGTGCTTTAAATTTAATATCAGTTATACTATCAGCATCTTTACCTGTTGTAGGGTTAGAAGCTGTAGTGACTACTACATTTGAAGTTCCACCTATAGTTGATGTAGTAAAAGATACTGCTGCATTATTAGAAGAATTAGCAGCGGTTCCTGATGATTTTAAAAACTCTACATTCACTAAATTTCCAGCTATTAGTTTATTTCCAACTATACCATCACCAAAAAATATTTGATATCTTTCACTTGGTGTCATTTCTAAAAAGAAAATTCTTGAGCTTGGATCAACATTGGATATATCAGTAGTTTGAGCATATACAAGAGATGTTGTATTAGTTGATGAACCTTGTACAGTTACTTTAATAGTTGAAGTATCAACATCAATATCTGGTATTTCAAACTTTTCATCAGGTCCAGGATTTGAACTTACAAAACTTAATAATCTATTAGTACCTTCAACTAATTCTAAACCATTTAATATGTAATCGCCAGCGTTAGGAATAATTGTGGCTGATTCTAAATTAGTAAATGCAAATGTATTGTTTTCTAAACTTGTTGAAAAAGAAGTTCTTGCTGGTATAGTCAAAGTGTCAGGAGATCCAGGAGGATTATTAACTCTAACATTAACATTTGCTCTAGCACTTCTTACTGATGATGGAGTAAATCCTAATTGCTTAGCTATTGATATAGCTGATGATCTCTTAACAGCTGAATCTAAAAACATTTCATTTAATAACATATTACCAATATATGCATTATAATGTGTATTATATGCTAGTATATCTAATAACGTAGATAGTCCTGAACCTTCAAAATCATAATCGGTAAATGTATCTTGTTGTTGTAAAAAGTTTTTTAGATTTTGTTTTATTTCGTCAAAATCTAATTCTGATATATCTAAATTACTTAATTGTGCCATTATCTTGCTCTTTGTAATGTAGTATTGATTGTTATTGGATCTGTAACATTTCTCATTTTAAATTGAACTGTCACTTGTAATTCATTATTATCAGAGTTATCTATTAAATCAACTTTTAGTACTGTTGCTCTTGGCTCAAAATTATTGATTGTATCTTCAATAGTTCTTTTCATTATAGAAGACATTTTTGGATCAAAATTTTCAAACAATAAACCTGTTATTTGACATCCTATTTCAGGATGAAACTTTTTTTCAAAATTGATAGTTTGTATAAGATTGCTTATAGATTGCTTAACAGCATTCTCATTATTTGCAAATAAAATATCTTTAGTTACAGGATTAGCTGCAAAACTAAGATCAAAATCAGTAAATCTTCTAACTTTTCTGTTTATTATAGCCATGCTTTATTTATCTTAGTTTGCAAACGTATCTGAAGATCCAGTGGCAGTATGACCACAACTTGCTGCATCTCCTGCTCTCACTACTCCAGTGCCTTCAGCAAATACATCTGATGAACCTTCAACCATAGTAGCTGAATTATGTATTCCTCCAGGACTATGAGCTTGAACTGAATCACCTATTAGAGATACCTTCGAACCATTTGCAAAAACTGATGATGCGCCAGGTCCTGTTATAAGTCCTGCTGCAGTATCTACACCAACTCTTGATACACCTGGCATTAAGCTAACCTCACTAAGCCAGCTGAAAACTTCTTATGATTATTATATGTTAAAATAATTTTTCTTGGATTATCTACTTTAAATGATATATGTATCCAAGGAAGTTTAGTTCCTGTATCTTTATATTCAAGAAGTAGTTTATCAAAATTTATATTCTCTGCTATTTTTTCAGCTATAGTGTAATAATCACTTTTTTTAACATTTCTGAACTGCATATCAACTGCTTGACCTTTTAAGTGGTCAGATGTATTTCTACTACCAGCTTTTGGATGTCTAAATCCAGATGTAACAAACATATTAGGAAATAATGCTAATACAGGTTCGCATACATTCAAAGCCATGCCTTGTAAGTTAAATGCTATTTCACCATAAGTTAATCCCAATTGGGCTTGTACTCTTTTTTTAGTTACTACTGCTCTTGAAGAAAGTTGACCAAGTGTAAAGTTATCAGATAGTTGAAAATTGTTAGGTAAACTTGTTTGATCAAGCAAAGAAATAGCAGGTTGTATTACTGTCGAAGATGTTGGTTGTACACTAGATCTTTCCAATTCAGGAGGTCGTCTTCCAACTATAGGTGCTCCTAGTCCAGCTAATTTTTGTTCAGCTAAAAATCTATCTGCTTCTTTATCATCTTCAGAATCTTCAGACTCATATCCAAATATATCTAAAAAATTACTAAATGTTGGATTGTCAATAAATTCACTAAACACAGTTTTTCTTTCACCAATAGCTCCTATATTAGCATTATTAGCATAAGTTGCCACAGAAGCTATACTAGGTGGATTAGCAGCTATACTATATGATGGATTGTTCATGTTTATAGTTGATGCTTTTTCATTATATGTTGTACATTGTTCAGCTATAGAGTCTGCTGAAGATATCATCTTATCAGATGCAATCAAACTCATATTACTTTGTGCAAATAAGTTAAAGTTTTGTGAAGAGTTAATATGCATGTCTTGCAACGTATGTAAAAACATTGAACTATTGCATTTGTTATGAATACTTTCCTTAGCTGATATAAACGCATTTCCATCTGTTTTAAGATTGGTAAAGTTAGTTGATTGGATGTTTATGTTTGCACTATTTAAGTTTATTTCTTCACTGGCAGATAAGTTTAATGTTCCAGCAGCTTCTGCAGTAATGTCATTAAAACATTTTAAATTAACATCACCTTCAACTTCTAAATTAACATTAGCAGCACAGTATACTTGCATTGAACCTGATACAGATACTCTTCTCTCACCTTCTATAGATAAATGATCATTCCTATCAACAAATCTATATTGACTACCTTTCGTTCTTTCAACAATAGATCCTGTTTGATCAAGTTCTATGAATGTACCATTTGCATGATGTATACTTAATCTTTCTGCACCAGGTGTATCATCCATCTCAATAATATGTCCTGATTCAGTTTGTATAACTCTATTAAATGGATATTCTGCTGCATATGGAATATCTGGTTGATCAAATGTCTCATTATCTGGTAATCTGCAACCAAGAATTCTTTCATTATTTTTAGTTTGTATTATTGTACCATTTACATCACCAGTAGCTAATTTGTTAACTTCAGTTCTATCTTTATATTCTTCATCAGGAAATGTCGCTGTGTTATCTACAAAACCTGTTGTTTGTGTTTCAATTTTTTCACTATTTTCAGGCTTTTCAACATTGAACTTTTTTGCGTTATCAATTGCTTCATTTGTTTGAGCATTATCAAACTTTTTGTTAATTTCTTCAAAACCTTTTTGTGAACCTAATCTGTTATAGATATCTGGTATTTGAGGTACAGTTGGCAACTGTGGTATTTTACCTGATAGTGCTTCACCTGAAAATAAATTTACACCGTGGTTTATGCCTTTAGATAATCCAGAATTGATTCCTCCTTTAACTGCATTAGCTATAGAAGAAATATCAATACTGGATCTAAGTATAGGTGGTAACTTACTTTGAAATTTTCCAACTGCTAATTGTGTTAACTTATCTGAAAACATATCAGTTAGAGGTCCAGTAACTTTTCCTCCTATATTATTAGTTAAATCACTAACAGACAAATTACTGTTAACAATATCTAAAGGATTGTTAGGTCCAATAAGTTGATTAGGTACTTGATTTAATACTTTATTAGATTCAATATCAATACTATTAGCAACTTGAGGTGCCATTTCAATTGATGTCTCTTCAATTGCTTGATTTATAGCTGTTCTTGCTAAAGGTGGCAAACCAGTAAACTCTTTTGTACCTTGAGCTTCTGCTATGATTACATCTTTAATTTGGTTTATTTTAAATGAACTCATGTTGGTCTCTGATTAGCTAAAGGTGGTAGACCTCTTCGTATTCTTTCATCATTTATTCTATCATATATTATAGGATCTTTTCCAAAGTAAAATAAATCTTCATCTTTAGTTCCTTTGAATGCACTAAAACCACTCAATGAAGGTAAGTTAGGTAAACTAATTGATCCTGCAAGTGATTTCAAATCTGGTAAATTACCAAAACTTGGAACTTTTGGAAGTAAATTGTTAAGGGATGTTTTTTGCACAAATAAGTCAGATTTAACACTATTCAATTTTGTCTGATCTAATTTACCAAAAATAGCATCCGCATTTGCATTTTTAAATTCTCCAACACTTTCTAAAATGTCATTATCGTTTATACTATTTTTACCATCTAATGCTTTTTTAAATATAGCTGCACCTCCTGCTGGGCCTGACTGTAATGAAGTAGTATATGCTAATGATTGAACTGAAGGTCCAAACTTTTTAAGATCAATTCCTTTTCTTTGTAAATTGGAAACCATTGAGTCATAATAATTTTTCTTAATAAAGTTATCTTGATCAACACCAAAATTAAAATTATTTGTTGAAGATACCTCAGACCATTTTAAATCAAATTCATCAGTACCTGGTTTCAATCCTTCGAACTCTTTGCTAAATGTAGACGCTTTTAAAAATGAACTCAGTGGTGATCCTTTAGATGAAGGTCTTGAAGCACCACCTGGAGTTTTTTCTGGCAAAAAAGAAGATAGTTCATACTTACCATATCTTGCACCATTTCTATCTTCACTTGTTTCATAATCACTAATAAAACCTATACTTTTATTACCTAAGCCTACTCCAGACTGTAATGATACTGATGAAGTTACTGCAACATCCTTTATATCAAAATTTTGTATAGGTGGTGTACCTATTTTTACATCATTACCTTCTGAATCCTTTATTGGATTACCTGTTTGATCTTTCGATTGACCTGTATTTTTATTTTTTGTTGAAGTAATAAAATAACCTGGATTACGTTTTGCAGAAGTACTACTATATGTTTTAGGTGCTGACTTAGTTCCTATTGTACCAAAGAATGCTGGTTGTTGCATATCATTTCCATCTAAGAAGAAACCAACAACCCATGTGCCAGGCAAAGGACCAACAGGACTTGTACCTACACCATTCATAGCTGCAGAATTTATAGGTTGAATAGGTACAGCAAAAGGTAAATCTTCTGTGGGTTGTTCTACCTTACTTTCAGAATGATAGCCATAAATTCTTACTTTACACCTACCAAGTTTTTCAGGATCGTCTCTATCTTCTACGACACCTATAAACCAAACAAAACCATCTTTATTAAATATCCTCATCATTTGCCTTTAACGAATCTTTTATTATTTCCATTGACATAAAATGTGTAGTTAAAGTAACTTTATGTCTTAAAGCTGATATTAAGTAAAAACCTGAATAGTACTTATCATCAACAGGCTTAGCTGAATCTTTTTCAGTTTTAGGTGAAACATCTGGAAAAATAAATTTAAGTATTCTTCCAACTTCAACATCAGTTCTACCAGGTACTATAAGATTTATTTTAAAATTATCAAGTTCTTTTAAATTAGATTTTCTATTACCATATATCTCAGGAGCTCTTTCATTAGCATTATTTTCTATACCTTCAAACAAACCTGGATGTATAGGTTTAAACATAATATCAGATAATGGAGATTTTATTGAATTTCTATCAAATATTGGTCTTGCATTTTTTTCTGAATGATCATAATTTTGAAATTCAATGTCTGCATCATAATCAGTTGCAGTATATATTTTATTCTTTACATCTAATGTTATAAGTCTATTGGCAAGATAACCACTTTGAAAATTATCTAAATGATCTACAGTTTTTACAACTTGGAACTCTTCAACATTAAAAAGTTTATCTATTGGATTTTTGTTTTTTTCAATTTGATTAACATTGTATATGTAATCTCCTATACTAAAATTACCGTCAGTTTCATTATTTAAAAAAAACATATGTTCAATACTTGTAAAATTAAATGATTTATTTGATTCATAAAATAAAAAATTACAAGCCTTACCTTCTTTAGGTATTGATCTTGAAGCACACCAATTTATACATTTAAATGGTGTCCAACCTGGTGATACAAACTTTATTTGATTAGCTGTATCATTGAATATTTGTATCTTTGATGGATTATCAGGAAACTCAAACTTATCTCCTTTTTTAACTGGAAACCTATTAGTTTGAATATATTCATTAAACAATTCTTCAACTACATCTGTAACATTACCAACAAAAGTTCTAAATATTGGTTTTGTTTCATTAACTATTGCTTCAAAAGAAATAAAATTTAAAATATAAGTTTGTGTGTTTCTATCTCTTACTATTTCTCTGTTTGTTACAGAATAAATTCTAAATATCTTATCAATATAAACTTCTGTATTAGGTGTTTTAAATTTTACATACAGATACTCTTCACCTATTATAGGTAATTCTTTTAGTAAATTTCTCGAATCTGATATAAGAATATTGCCATTTAATGCATTAGAAAATATATCTTCAAATAAATTCAACTCAACCATAAAGTCTTTAATATCCATGAATCTACCATTGTTTGCAAACAATCCTAATTCTTGGAAATCAATTGACCCAGCAGTTTGAAAAGGTATAGTTGGTTCGCTCATTTTCTCATCAAAGATTCAAACTCACTAATTATGTCTGGAACTAAATCTACATTAAGTATTTTAATTTGTCTTTTCTTTTCGTTTTCATTGTCTTCAAATAATATATTAGTAACAGCTGTTCCATTTTTTACTTCTAAAATTTTAAGTATAGTTCCACCAGCAGAGCTCTGGTTTTCTATTACATCACCAGCTACAAATCCTCCTTTAGTTACTCTTATAGTAGCATTAGCCTGATCACCGTTGAGGGGTGGTCTTATTATACCAGTTTCACGAAAAAACAATGGTATATCTACTACAACACCTGTACC